AAAACCGCCGGTAACTACACCGTTGGCGCGAAGTTGATTAGTGTGCATTCCCATGTTGAGAACGATCTCATAACGGAAGAGATCCTGCTCAGGAATACGGAAAGGACCACGAACGGAGAAGTCTCCCTTGCTCTCCTTGTTGGCATCAGACCCGAGGGTGTATGCGTACCAAGTAGAAGTGTTTAGGAAGTACATCACACCGTCACGAGCCGCTGCGGTAGTCCACACTGCAGAATCACTCAAAGAATCAATAGAGTCCTCAAGATAGAAATCTGCATCAAGGAACTTGATTCCCTGACGGATGTTGTTCGGGGCGCGATCACCAGCGGTGGTCTTGTCCGTCACGATTTGCACCTGTCCGTCGAGATCATCCAGGTAGTTCAGGTATGAACCTTCATCACCGAGAATCAAGTCAACAGGACCAAGGGTCTTTTGCTGGCGCGATGCTGCATAGTAGCACTTACGCATTTGCGAACGACCATTGTTGGCGAAGGACGTAATGTCCTCATACTGGTTGTACCATCCGTTGCTGCTGTTCTTCGTAATGCCGAAGACCACGTCCGTCTGGGAGGCAGGCGCGGCATACTCGAACACACCCTGACGGGCAGTCCCTTGTGGGTTGTAGGTCAGATCGCCGTTCATGGTCAAGAAACCACCAACATTGCTGCCGTTACCCTGGACAATCTGCTTAGCAATACGTTCATGGAAGTCAGACAAGGCCAGCTCTGGGTAGTGCTGGATAATCCGTGCCAGATCCATTTCGCCGTTTGCTTCAGCGAGGTCCTTTCCGGGGACGTCGAATGCGTAAATCATGCGAGGAGCATAGGTGTTCCCGCGTGTTGCATTCTGGTTGCGGCCACCGTTGACGATTTCAGAACCAGTAAGGATCTGGGTCACGTCACCTGGACCATCGGTTACTACGGCGAACTCACGGTATGGACCCGTAAGAACATTCTTCTCGATGTTACCCTTCAATAGCACACGCTCAAGTACCGGGTGCCACTTGACGAAGAGTTCTGAATAGCTCGGCATCAACTCCTGAAGAGCGGATTGCAGAACGTCGGCATTAATAGCCATGTTTCACTTTACCTTCGCCCACCCTTTACGGCCTTCAAAGCTGCACGGGCGGCAATCATTCTTCGATCCTCAAGGTTGTCAGTATCCTTGATTTCACGAATTGCTTGTTGTGGATTTTTTGCACCCGTTGCCCCAGCAGTAATGCGAGCGCCGGGCCGAGGAGTAGCTTTCACTTCCTTCTCAACCTGACGTTTTCCAGCACTCGCTTCAGCTAGCCGAATTGCATAGCTATCTGGTACACCGTTGCCCTTAGCCTCTTCGGCCATTTGCACGAACTCTTCGTCCATAGTCAATAGTTGGATAGCAGCGTCGGCATCCCAGCCGCCATCAAGAAACTCAACCATGCGCTCACGGTTGTTCTTCTGCCCCAACAAATCTGCGTGTTGTTTCTCAAATCGGTCGGCCCATTCTTTTGCTTCTGCAGCCTGGGCAGCCTCGACTTGTGACCTGTAGTCATCGAACTTCTCTTCCAGGCCTTTGTATCTCTCTTCAAAAGACTGGTTGGCCTCCGTCAAGCGTGCAACGCGAGGGTCTTCTTGGCCAGACATCATCGCATCATAAAGTTCGCGCAAGCCGTCATACTCAGCCGTCTTTTCAGACAGCCGGGAATCGTAGTGATTGTGAAATTGAGAACCGAGATCACGATGTTCTTCTGGAAGAGAATCTACGGACCCGTCCCAATCATCCCACGCGAACGAGGGGGCCTCATTGGTATACCCCTCCTCCGAGACCCCCTCTGACGCGTCTGCCGTAGTAGAAGAGACCTCTGCGTCAGCAGCCTGGGAAACGTCAGCTTCTACGTCGGTAATCTCTTCAGACATTAGGCTGCGCCGCCCAATGCTCGGGCAGCCGCGCCTCTCACGCGGTCACGAAGGTCTCCTGCAGTCATAGGCGACCCCATGGGGGGCTCAGCAGGCATAGGCTCTGCCATATCGGCTCCACCAGAAGTTGGAACAATCTCGAATCCAGCCTCCATAAGCTTGGCCATCATTTCTTCAGCACTCGCAACGCCCTCATCAAGGGCCATCTGAACGGCGCCTGCTGCGTCGCGTGGCTCTTCACCAGCGCCCATTTCTTCTTCTGGTGCCCCTGCGGCCATATCAGCCTCGGCCATGTCGGCAGCCATGCTTTCTTCGCCTTCCATGCCCTCCATGTCAGCCATTTCATCGACAGCTTCGCCCATGTCTTCGGGGCTGTTTGCTTTCTTGGCTTTGTCCAGGGTTTTCTTGTCGGGCATTGTAGCTCCAGTATATTTGTGGAAGTTACCGATTTATATCGAATCTCTACACAGATAGGCTTCTCAAGTCAAGGCTTGAGCTTACCTTCGGCAATCTTTTCTTTACGACGTTGCTCTTTTCTATCGTAGAACCCTTTGTAACCCGCTTTGATTGCTCGCTGGTCCGCAAGCTCTCTAACTTCGTTGTAATGGTCCTTATAGTTCTGATCAGTAACAGAAACGGGGCGGGCGTTGGGATTTTTCTTTAAATATTCTCTCCATTGAGCGTTCGACGTAAACTTACGACCAACAGAGCTGGTGAGATCAATAGGTTTCGACTCCATTGGCCCAACCGTCAACACAGGGGGCACAATAATCGTGACCGCCTGGTCGCAAATTGGGCATCGCGGAGTCCAATCCATTAGGTCGCTCATTTTCACGCGCCCTTTTGGCGCATCGAGCATGACATCGTACATGTCACCGTGGTTATGGCATCGAATATCAAAAGTTCTCATGGTTAGCTCCCTGGAGGGGTAAAGGGTGCGCCCTGGAATCCGCCGGGTGCGCCTGCAAATCCTGGGTAGTCTGAAAGTTCTCCGCCTGTAACGGGCGATGGTGGCTCGGTTCCTGGTGGCAATGCGCCCGTAGAAACGGTGTCCCCGCCACCGGCAGGTGGTGCGCCAGGAGGCATGCCAGGTGGCATTTGCTGGGCCTGTTTCAGCGCCTGTGCTTGTTGCTCTCCCTCGGAAAGCAGAATGTCGCCCATCTGGAGAAGGTCGAGCATCTTCTGGATTAGACGCTCCTTGTCGACCTGCGGGGCCTGCATCAAAAACTCCATAAATTGGCTGACGTTCTTGAGTTGCACCAAGCGGTTGTTCTCTGTTGGAGAATAAGGCACAGCTTCGTAGTCGTACTCGAGTGGATGCTCTTCGTAGGGGTCTGCCAAATCACGGGCCACCAGGGATTGACGCGTCACCTCAAGCACTTCACGGCTACCTGTTAGCCGCACAGGTAGTGTCAGGTCTTCTGCGAAAAACTCCTCGTACAAGCCAACGGTGCATTCAGCCATCCAAGACACAACGTCTTCTACAGACTTGATGCGGCGCCCATTACGGGTCCGTGTGGCGGTATCTGCAAGCGCAACCTCGGTTGCCACGTCAGAAACACCTACAACGCCTCGAGAGTACTGGGGAATCCCGAGCACGAACTCTACAATCCTCATGGCCCTGTCTCGCATTTGAGAAAAGCTTGGCGACAGCGCGGCAGTCGGTGTTTGCCCAATGATGTCGCGTAACGGCGCGTTCTGTTTGCCCTGAATGTTGATCATGGCACCAGGACCGTCAGCGTCTCGTAGCGCCGAAATGAGTTGTTCTGGATTATCAACAAGCCCTGCTTGAACGAGCATCACTGGAATGGTGGATTGAGCAAATACAAGCTCAAGGGTATCGAGTTCGTTGAGGCGCTCTTGAGCAGATGCGATCAACTTTACGTCAGACAAACCGCCCATGTCGGTCATGTTGTCGTTGAACGTTAAGATCTGGAAGGGGTTCTTCATGAAGCGATATGGAAGCTCACCTTCGAACAAAGGCTCATTGCTTTCCGTACCGAAGTGGAAGTAGCGTTCTGACTCCAAGTCGTAGAACTCATACACAGTTGTCCACTCATAGACTTCGCGAGACGCCTCGTTGATCATTGACTTGTTTCGCCAGTTATCCTTAAGCCACTTAGGGTAACCACCAAAGTTACAACGCTTGGCAACCTCTGGGTCGTACGTTCCGTTCTTGTTCCTCTTGGTGCGGACCCTCTTATTGAACTCACCCTGGGTCAGAACGGTCACTTCGCAGATGTAGCGAATGTCAGACCATCGAGCGCAGCCCATGTCAAAAAAGATGAATCGAGGGTCAACAGAAATAAACTCAACAGCGTTGCGTCGAAAGTTCCAAACGCCCTTCACAAACGCGCGTCCGCACACCGCAGTCTGAGTCGCCATTTTCCAGAGGACAGCATGAGCATCGTTGCGGCGAAGCGTGTCGTTAATAAGCGCCTCCCTAAACCGTGCTGCAGGCGCGAGCTTTTTTCGACGAGCATTGACCGTAATCTGAGGGTTTGTGGGGCACACATTGGCGACCATAGTGTCGATCCACGCGTACGGGAAGTTGGTCTCCATGTCGAGAGTCCCTTCCTCATCTCCTGCCCCAGAGGGGCGGTCAGGCTGTGCTCCCCAGTACTCTGAAAGATACCAGGAACGCCACTTGTCCCACTGCTTCCGCTCACGGGAAGTCTTAGTCCGATGGGCCTCAATGATTCCGAAGATTTGCTGATTGGTTAG